GGCTGAGCGCGGCTCCAGGGCTTCGGCAGCTCACCGAATAGGCCTGACCGAACGCCAATATGAGAACCATCTTGAAATCGTCATCATGAAAGTGGAGGCCGAATTTGCGGTATGCGCATGAGGTGATCGAGTTTATGGGCGCCTATCCCGGTCGGGAATTCAGGGCCAAGGAAATCATCAACTACGTGCGCAACGGCAGAACGTTGACCGCCAAGGCGAGACAGTCGATGCATGTTGCCGTGTTTCGAGTCTTGAGACAGCTAGAAGAAAGTGGGAGCGTGGACATCGAACGAGCGGAGAACGGGCACTCATCGATCTATCGTTGGAAAACCATTACATCGGAGTCAACACAACCATAACGCAAACCGTTATATTTCTCGCGGGGTACTGTTCCCCAAAGAATCACAAGCCGCTTCGGAGCAATTCGGGCGGCTTTTCTCTTGCTTGGGCGCGAACGCTTTGACCACCAATCAGCTCGCGTAGCTTTCCTAGTCGCATTCGTCGCCCAGCATTCATCAACCCCATCGGACACGCCGACAGGCACCCGAGCTATGAATTCCGAAAAAGAATCAAAGAAATCAAACGGCAAGGGCGGCGCTCGTGCGGGCGCTGGCAGGCCGAAGGGTTCTTTGGATAAGGGCAACGCGACGATCCGCCAATTGATCGTGCAGGCCCTCGATGGTGTTGGTGGGGTTGAGTACCTGAAGGACACAGCTAAGAGTCATCCTGCCGCGTTCCTGAGCCTTATTGGCAAGGTTATGCCCATTGAGGTGTCGAATCCCGAGGGACAGGCTTTTAAGACCGAAAACAAGTGGCTTGTGGAGCTAGTGAGCGTCAATGGCCTACCGCCTGGCGCTACCTGAAAAGCTCTCCCTACTATTGCAGCCCAAGCGGTACAAGGTGCTGCACGGTGGGCGAGGATCCGCTAAGAGCTGGAGTGTGGCAAGGGCGCTGGTTCACCTTGCGACCATCAAGCCTATTCGGGTCTTGTGTGCGCGGGAAACGCAGAAATCCATCGCGGAGTCGGTTCACCGGCTCTTGAAAGACCAGATTGAGGCATTGGGCGTATCTGAGTTATTCGACGTTCAAGAGACTCGGATTCTCGGCAGGAACGGCTCGGACTTTGCGTTTGCTGGGATTCGTCAGCAGGGTGTGGCGAACCTCAAGAGCTTTGAAGCGGTAGACGTTTGTTGGGTGGAAGAGGCTCAAGTCGTGACCAAGCGCAGTTGGGACGTGTTGGTCCCGACCATTCGCAAGCCCGGCTCGGAAATCTGGATCACCTTCAACCCTGAGCTGGAGGACGACGAGACCTATTCGCGGTTTGTGACCGACCCTCCGCCTGATTCGTGGGTGTGCGAGGTCAACTTCTCGGACAACCCGTGGTTCCCGCAGGTTCTCGATCAAGAGCGGCTGCTGATGCTCAAGCGCGATCCGGTGGGATACCGGACGACTTGGGAAGGTAAGTGCAGGCCGGCAGTCGAGGGTGCGATCTACGCCGAAGAGATCGCGGCCGCAGTCCAAGCGGGGCGGATTCGCAATGTTCCCTATGACCCGATGCTCAAGGTGCATTGGGTATGGGACTTGGGCTGGAACGATTCAACGGCCATCATCGGCGCGCAGAGGTCGGGAAGTGAAATCGCAATCTGCGACTACATCAGCGGCGATCACAGGACGCTAGCCGATTACGCGCAGGACATTCGGGACAGGAAGTACAACCTCGGGACTTTGTGGCTTCCCCATGACGGAGCCGCGAAGAATCTACAGACCGGCAAGAGCCCGCAGGAGGTCTTGCAAGGCCTTGGGTTTGATGTGCAGATCGTCCCGAACGTGGACGTCGAGCAAGGGATTCACGCGGCAAGGCTCCTGTTTCCCCGCTGCTACTTCGACAAAACCTTGACCAAAGGGCTGACCAACGCATTGAAGCGATACAAGCGTCAGCAGAACCAAACAACGATGGCTTTTGGCGCTCCGCTTCACGATGAGAACAGTCACCCGGCAGATGCGTTTCGGTATCTGTCGATCGTTGTCGACAAACTCACGAATGAATCGTGGGGCGGAAAACTCAATTACCCGAGGCTGACGACAGCTTAAAGAACCGAAAGGCATCGCTGAGAAGCGACCCGACACATGGAAAAACCCAAGGCCCTTAGCGAAGACGAGCTGAAAGCGCTGGCTCAGTCCGAGCTCAGGCAAGCCATCGGCTATTACGGCGGGAAGCTCGCAGAGCAACGTCGCAAGGCCGAGTATTTCTACTACGCCGAGCCCATTGGGGAGCTGGCACCTCCTGACATTGAAGGACGGTCCAAGGTTGTTGTCCCTCGCGTGCGCAACACGATCCTTTCCATGTTGCCGCCGCTGATGATGAAGTTTGCTGGGGGTGAGCGAGTCGTTGAATTCGACCCGACGAAGCCCGGAGACGAGCAAGCCGCGCAACAAGCGACGGACTTTGCCAACTGGGTCTTCTTCAAGCAGAACAACGGCCATGCCATTTGCCGAGCATGGTTCACCGACGCCCTGAAGTTCAAAAACGGGATCATCAAGGTCTGGTGGGACAACCGCGAAGAAGAGACCAAAGAGGAATACGAGGGCCTGAACGAAGTCGAACTGTCTCAGGTGATGGACGATGAGGAAGTCGAAGTCACCGCGCAGAAGTCCTACCCAGACGAAGAGGACGCCGAGCAGAGACAAAAGGCCATTGAGCAACTGACGCAGCAATGCGCTCAAGCCGAGCAGGCCGCAAAACGGGGCAATCCTCAAGCAGTGCAAGCCTGCGAGCAGTTCAAAGCGCAGATTGCCCATATTCAGAGCCAGCCGCCGGCGGTCCTGTACGACATCGAGTGCAAGAGGACAAAGAAGGGCGGCAAGATCACGATTGAGAACGTGCCACCGGAGGAATTCGGGATTGCGCGTAACGCCAAATCGATCAAGGACGCCCGTTTCCTGCGTCATTCCTTGCAGCGCACGATGTCCGAGCTTCGCTCGATGGGGTATCCAGAGGCGAAGATCGAGGCAATCGGGGACGACGAAAACTCTCTCTCGTTCAACGCTGAGCGGGTTGAGCGGCTTTCTTACGACGACGAATACGCATCGGCCGGCAATTCTGGCGATGTCTCCGACGCATCCCAACGCAAGGTCTGGGTCCATGAGTGCTACATGCGCGTGGACTTCGATGGGGACGGGATTGCGGAACTTCGCAAGGTCACGATTGCAGGGAATTCGATCCTCGACAACGAGGTTGTAGACGTTGCCCCGTTCGTCTCGATCTGCCCGATTCCGGAACCGCACAAGTTCTTTGGCCTGTCCATTGCGGACCTGAGCATCGAGGGCCAGAAGACCGAAACTGCCCTCCTGCGATCGATCCTCGACAACACGTATCTTGAGGTCAATGGCAGGTATTTCGCGGTTGAAGGACAGGTCAATCTCGATGATCTGTTGATGTCTCGCCCCGGTGGTGTGGTCCGCACGAAGAGCGCAGATGCTGTTGGCCGACTGGATCAAGGCAAGGGCAATCTCCAAGAAGCCATGTCCATGCTCTCCTACATGGAGGGCTACAACGAAGATGCGACCGGCTGGAGCAAGGTTTCGCAGTCGTTCGACACGGAAGCTCTGGATGGGTCCGAGACGGCGACAAAGACGCGCATCGTCTCGAACAAAGCATCCATGCGCACGGACGATGTTGCGCGTAACTTTGCAGAGGGCTTCTGCGAGCTGTTCACCCTGATCCTGAAGCTCTCAAGCCAGCATCAGAAGAAGGAAGTGAACATCAATTTGTCGGGCCAGTGGGTTCCGATGAATCCCCGCGAGTGGCGCAATCAGTTCGACGTTTCCATCAACGTTGGCTTGGGTGTTGGGGATAAAGACCAGCAAATCTCGCACCTGACGCTGTTGCAGCAGACGCAGGCTCATGCCGCGCAGATTGGTGTGGCAACACCGATGAACCTGTACGAGTCCAGCGCTGAGCTCGTGAAGGCGATGGGCTACAAGAACCCGGACCGGTTCTTCAAGAAGCCCGACCCGAACCAGCCTCCGCCGAACCCGATGCAGGGTGAGATCCAGATGAAGCAGATGGAGCTTCAGCAGAATGCCCAGATCGAGCAGATGAAGGCTCAGATGAAGGCGCAAGCGGACGAGGCTGATAGACAGCATCAGGCTCAGGTCGAACAGCTCAAGGCCCAATACCAGGCGCAGGTTGACCAAAACCGCCAGATGTCCGAGGCGCAGCAGCACGCAGCAAAGATCGAAAACGAAGCCAAGCTAGCCGCACTCCAGGCGCAGTACGCAGACATTGCGCACCAGCGCGAGCAAGCCAATCAGATGGAAATTGAGCGCATGAAGGCGCAGACCCAAATTGTGGTTGCCCGAATCTCCGCGAAGGAACAAGAGTCCGACATGGAGGTTGAAGGAGAAGCCCAAATCTTCCAGAGACCGAGCCACATCGAAACACTTGCGAAGGGTCAACAGCAATTGGGCGAGAACCTTTCGCAAATGGCCGGAGCCCTCCATGCCATGGCTCAGGCCCACGCAAAGCCCAAGCAGATCATTCGTGACGCCAACGGCAGGGCGCAGGGGATTCAATAGTGGGAGTGCGACACGCTTTTGTCTCGACCCTGAATACCGACTGGGCCGAGGCCGCAGGAAAGGTCAGCGGCAATCGGTGGAACGAAGACCACGTAGCCGACTACACGGCTGGCGTTTCGTTCTCTGGGACGGGCGCCATTGACGTCACAGGTTCGGACGGGAATTTCTATCAGGTTCAGGCGCAGCAGGCCAAGATAGCGACTCCGACGTTTTCTCCGGCTGCCGGCAGCTATAGCACCGCACAGAGCGTGACGATCAGTTGCGCAACGAGCGGCGCTGCGATCTATTACACGACGGACGGCACGAGCCCAACAACTGGGAGCACGCCGTATACGGGGGCGATTTCAGTTTCGTCTACAACGACCGTGAAGGCGATTGCTACGAAGGGTGGCTACGCGGATTCGAGCGTTGGCAGCGCGACATACACATTCATGCCGACGGCAAACCTTGTGGCGAGGTTCAAGAAGAATACAGGCATCACGTCTGCAGGCGGTTTTGTCTCAGTGTGGGCCGACCAAAGCGGAAACGGGAATGACGTCTCACAAGGGACCGGCGCGAAGCAGCCTGCCGTACAGGGCGACGGAACGATTCTGTTTGACGGAATAGACGACTTCTTGCAGTCGTCCGCCTTCACGCTGAACCAGCCAATCACCGTTTACATGAGAGTGAAGTTGATCGCTCAAAGCGGCGCTTATCAGATCATGTTCGACGGCAACACAGCCGATAGCCAAGATTTCTATGTGAAACCAAGCTCTGGGACGCTGGGTCAGTATGCTGGAACTCTTGCTGATTCGGACGCGACCGCGCTATCAATCGGAACCTGGGCATCCGTTGCGGCGGCGTTCAATGGAGCGAGTTCGTTGTGCCAAAACGAGGCTTCCGTTGGAAGTGCCGCAAATGCAGGCGCGTCGAATGCCGGAGGCATCACATTTGGCGCTAATGGCGGCGGTTCGACTCAACGAGCCAACATCCAGGTTGCAGAAGCGATTGTGTACTCGGCAGCTCATGATGCATCGACCAGAGCTGCTGTCATTGCATATTTGGATACGCAATGATCCTCACGTTTTCCAGTGAATCCTTGGCGCAGGCGGAGGCTGATCGAATCCACTCTTGGATGTGCGCCAATGTCGAGGGGTATTCGGCTGGGGCAAGCCAATGGGACATTCCCAAACAAGCTGAAGACGGTACGTGGTCGATTTCCAGCTCACCCGTCCTAGACGCGGCCACTCCTCGTAGTGTCACGATGAGGCAAGCGCGCCTGGCGTTGCTGGGTGCTGGGTTGTTGTCTCAGGTGGATGCCGCAATCGCAAGCCTTCCAAATCCCAATAAGGAAGCGGCGCAGATCGAATGGGAATACTCCTCAGACGTGCAAAGGGACAAGGCTCTTGTTCAGTCGTTTAAGACGATCTTGGGGTTGAACGAGGCCGATCTAGACCGCTTGTTCCTGGCC